TTTTGTCAAGCTTTATTTTTCGAGGCTTTTGAACGTGGCGGCTTGTAATATTAAATGCGAAAGAACAAATACCACGTCGAATGACGGGTACGCGTTCTATCGCATTTATTTTTTTACCATAAAAAGCCCGAAAGCACAAGGAGGACGCGAAAATGAAGCACGTTTCTTTTGAAGAGTACGAAGCCGCGAAAGCCGAAATCATCGGTGGAGTTCACTACATCGAGAAATCCACGATGGAAAACGACGTGATTCACAAGACCTATTCCACCGAAGAGAACGGCACGTTCTACGAGGTGAACGACAAAGGCCGCGTCGAGTTTTGGAGCGACAAGCATTCCGAAAGCCGGATTTACGACGAAAACGAGCGGGCCACCGAAACGGACAAAAAGGCAGGGCCGGGCTACGGCGATTTGCTGGCGGAAAGAATCAGAGCGAACGCCGACGCGTCGAAGCTGACCGACTTTGAAAAGTTCGTCCTTGACCGCGGCTATATGTTCGCAACGGAAGCCGACTTGAAAGCCGGGTACGACCGCAAATGGAAAGCGAACCACGGAATCGCCCTAACGCTGGAAGAGTTCACGGCGGAAGCGGAATGCAGGGGCCGCAAGCTGGACACCTTGCAGGAGGTTTACCGGGTCATTTCGGAACACATCAAGGCCGGGCGGCTGACTGCGGGTGCGCTGATGGGCTATGCGTATTACGCATGGTGTCTGAGAAAGCCGGAAGCAATCATCGCATATCAGATCGGAACGGGAAAAGACACGCCGGTTCACCAGAAATGGGCGGTCAATAACTGTTCGCAGGAAATCACGGAAGCGGAAGCCCGCGTTGCAGTTTGCGAAGAATTCGGGTTCGAGGTTAGCCGGGTCCGCATCATCGGGACCCCGTACTACGACGCGACCGACTGGAATTTCATTCGGTTTGACTGCGCCGGGCGGTGCTGGTTGATGAAAAATGCTTCCCTCTATCCTGTCTACGAATAAAAAAGCGGAGGGGCGGCGAAAGCCTGCCGCCCCTCCCGGAAAGGTGGTAAGGAATGGGCTGTATTTTTAGGCCGGAAGCGCTTTCGTGGGAGGACATCGACGGCGGGCGCGGAGAACTGACGCTTGAAGCAATCAGGAACTTCATAAGCGAATATTGCTATCCTGACGAACGCGCCGACTTTGGCGACGATGAAGAACTACCAAACGAACTTGTTTTCTTTGCGGAAATGTGGGAAAAGCTGGACGGTTATTGCACGCCGATTTCCGACAGCTTTCAAACGGCGGCGGTTCTTTCGTTGATTGACGGCGCATTTTTCGACAGTATGGCGGCGGACAGAATCGCCGAAAGGCTGACAAAATCGGCAACAAAGCCGGATTTGGTACGGATTATTACGCACGTCGCAAGCGCCTATTGCTGGTATGTGTCGCTGAAAGCGCGTGTCGAAAAAGCAAAAGGCGAAGAATAAGCCGCAACGGTGAAAAGAAACGGGGTGAAATGGTGCGGCAGTACAGATATATAGACTTTCAGGACCGCAAGGAGATTTCCACGCGATACCTGAACGGCGACCGGGTGGCGGACATTGCCGATGGGCTGGGTATGGCAACGGCTACCGTCTACCGGGAGTTGAAACGTGGCGAAACGGGCGGGCTTGACCGCAACCAGCGGAGAGCATACAACCCCGTTCTTGCACAACAGCGCGTGCAAGAGAACTTCAAACGCCGCGGCAAAACCGCGGTCAATTCGTAAAGGAGGTTCCACGGTGAACAATTTTGAAGAAATCACGAAGAACCCGGAAACGCTGGGCGCTTTCTTGCGGGGCCTGCCCGTCATTGAAGCGCCATGGAACGAAGCATTCCAGCGGAAGTATTGCGCCGGGTGTGGGAAAGTCAGTTGTGACGATGGTAGCGCTTGCCCGTATGAGGACAAGCGGAACAATCCGCTTTGGTGGCTATCGCAGGAGAGCGGAAAGGCGGCGGAGGTATGAGCCGAAAGGAACAGCACCCCGGCGGGGTCAAGCTGACGGCGAAGACGGCCCGTACCCTCGCAATGCAGGAGTTCGGGACCGCCCGCGGCCTGACGAAAAGTACGTCATTCGTCGGCGCGTACTTCATGGAGTTTGGAAACCTGCGTATCGAAATTTGCGCGGACGCGGCTTGTATTGCTGTTCGCGTGGTTCTGGCCCACGGTACGGGTTCCAGCGTGAAATACTTTGACCCGGACACCCTGCAAGAGAACTTCAAGGCTATCGACAAACACCGTGAAGACGAAGACCGCGCCATTATCAGTGATTGGGTCAACCTGAACGGCCCGGAATACTGCCGGAAGCAGGTTGAAGCGATTTGGAAACAAGGAGGTTGAAAACGTGGAGAGAACCGGGAAGCACATCGCAAAAGAAGCAACAAACGGAATTATTTACGACAGCGCCGGACAGATCGTACACAATGGGCTGTTGGAGATTTGCCCGTTCTGCGGCGAAATGAACAACCATTTTGGAAGCGGCGGAAGCGTGAACATTTGGACGGTTGGCGCGATTGAACGCAGGGAGTGTACGAAGTGCCGAAAGCAGTTCCACAAAATCAGTCTGACGGTCCCGCCCGATGAAACACCGGAAGCGTTCTATTTGCGGGTCATAAAGGCGGTGACAGCATGAAACGTCAATTCTGCTTGCCCTGCTTCCTCGAAATCAAGAAAGCCGGGAAACACGATATTGAGCGTGTCCGCGGCGGCGTGAATATGAAAATCACCTGTTGGCGGTGCAAGCGCCGTCGTTTCGGGGCAGAATACGAGATTTCCCGGAAAGGCGGTGTGTCCCGTGACAACGGCTGATTTGAAGCGGGCATTCATGGACGAACGCCCGGTACGGTACAACGGCATCACCTACCAGCGAGTAACAGCGGTGATTTACCGCAAGACCCCGGACAAAACCGGGTTGCTGGTACAAGGTGAACTGCTGGACAAGAACGGACGTGCCGTTATGATCGCGGCGGCGGAGCGAATCAAAGTGGAGGAACCGAAATGACACAAGAGATTATCACAATCACCGTTGAAGCCGGGCAAATGACCGCCCGGCGGAAGCCCCGGAAAATCGCCCAGCGTCGCCCGGTCCCCGTGTGGGCTATCGTGAAGTATGCGGCCCTGACGATTGCCGGAATTATGCTGTTCCGTGAGGGTGCGGCCCGTGCGCTGGCCTACCGTGGCTATTTCGCCGTCGGCGGAGAGGTTTTCGCCCTCTTCCTCCCGATTTTCTATTACTGCCTTTCCCGGACAGTCCGGGACCTTATCACGGACATAAAGAACGGCTTCAAGCCGGAATATGAGGAGGACTAAACCATGAAGAAAATTTCGCAGATCGAAACGGGCGGGCGCTTCCTGTACGGCGGCGTTGAGTGGGTCAAGCTGTACGCAGGCGACGGAACCGTTGCGATTTCCGCCGAACCCGTCTTTGAACGCGCTTTCGACAAAGACAACAAGAACGATTGGCGTTCTTCTTCCCTACGCCGCGAACTGAACGGCGCGTTCCTCGACGCGCTGGTTGCAGAGGGCGCGGACCGGGCGGCGTTCCTCGATTGGGAAAGCGACCTGACCGCCGATGACGGTATGACCGACTACGGAACCGCAACCGACAAAATCGCTTTGCTGTCGGACAAGCTGTATCGAATGTTCCGCGGCATTATCCCACGCGTGGACGCGTGGTGCTGGAACCTGACCCCGTGGACCTGCGACGCGTCCAACTCTTGCAGCGTCCGCGGCGTTTATTCCTCTGGCGCGATGAACTGGGACGACGCTTACTACGGCAGCATCGGCGTTCGCCCGCTTTGCTATCTGAAATCCGAAATCTTGGTATCTGTCCCCGGAGAGGACGACGAAGAGAAAAACGTTGAAGTCGCCGAAGAGGACCGCGCACAGCTTGTTCTTATCGCAAGCGACAGAATTTTGAATGCACTGAACGAATACCCCGTGGAGGTTTGGGGCGAAGCGCTGGGCGCGGCTGTGGCTTCTCTGTTCACGTCGAAGCAGGACGCGGCGCAGATCGCGCAGGAGGACAAAGACAAAGCGGCGGAGGTCTGAACCCCCGCCGTCGTGAAAACTGGATAAAGAAAAACCGCCCCGCGTTTGCTTGGGAGAGCAGACGCGAAGCGGGTTCCGCCGATGAAAATATATCAGCTATCAACCTACCGTTAGTATATCAAAAACGGCGGAAAAAGTCAACAAATAACGCCGTTTTTGCGCGGCGTGGCGGGCTTGTAATGGGTATTAACGTTCCTGCGATTAGCCTTGTCACGCATGACAACAGGACCGGGAAGAAAGACACGTCCTATCTGGTGTTCTTCCTACCTGCATAGACAACTACATACGCCGGAAGTAAAGCCCCGCCCGCTTCCTCTACCCGCAAAAGGAGTGAAGCAAGTGCGAAGTTTTATGAGAGAAAAGAAAATCTACTGCGGAAAGCATTATCGGGAGGTAGATATATACCCCTATACCGCCGCGCAACTGACAGCATCTACGCGCGGGAAGAGGTCAAAGAAAATCAAGGAAACGGAGCCGAAGCAAAAGAACCTGAATGACAAGAACGCCCGCCGCTACTTCACGCAGACGGCGAACCTGAATTTCGGTTCTGACCCGGAAGCCCTGCACGTTACAGCTACATACAGCAGAAAATATCTGCCTGACACGGTGGAGCAAGCAGAACAGGAAGCAACAAACTTCCTACGCCGGGTCCAGTACCGCAGGAAGAAAGAGGGTTTGCCGCCGCTAAAGTACATGATCGTTACCGCCTACACCACGAAGCGAAACAGCGAAACCCCCGTTCGTATTCATCACCACATCATTATGAACGGCGGGCTTGACCGTGACGTTGTGGAAGACCTGTGGAGAAAACGCAGGCGCAAGGGACAGAAAAAGGGCGACAAAATCGGCTTTTGTAATGCTGACCGCCTGCAAGCCGATGAAAACGGCATAGCCGCCCTTTGCACCTACCTTGTGAAGCAGGGGTGCGGGAAAAAGCGGTGGAATTCCTCGCATAACCTCGAAAGGCCGTACAGCCGGACGAACGACGGCAAGTACAATCGCCGTCAGATTGAGAAGTGGGCGAAAGAACACCCGCCCCGTGAGTTTTGGGAAAAGAAATATCCCGGCTGGACCCTGACAGACGATGACTACGGCGTTCAGTACGAATACAACGACTTCACGGGCTGGGCGGTCTACCTGAAATTGCGAAAGAAAGAGTAAAGAAAGGGGCTGTTCAATATGGCAAGGCCGTTCAAAATCTGCCCGGACTGCGGCGCACACCTCGACGCTTCCGAACCCTGCGACTGCAAGGACGCAATCGAGCGGGAGCCGCCGAAGCCGTGGGAGCGGTTGAAACTGCTTGCCGTCTGCCGGGAGGTAGACAAGGAAAGCGGGCGCGTCAGCGTTTACCCGCTTGACCTCGAAATCACAAGCGAAGTCATTACAAGCATGAAAATGCGGGCGCAGTTCAACCCGGAATTGCGCTACTTCACGACCACGACGGCACGTTGGGACCGTTACGGCGAAGTCATGGCGGGTATCCTGAAACGCCGCACGGTGAGCCGGGCCGATTTGGACAATATCGGGGGTATCTGCGAGATATGAGAAGAAATGAGCCGACCCCGGAAGAACAGGAAGTCGAAGAAATGAAGCAGGCCGCGCGGGTCATCAAGGAAATTTGCGACCGCAGGACGGCGGACGACGCTTGTTCGTTCTGCCCGTTCTACGATATGTGCCGCACGGAACCTTACACATGGGAGGTATGACAATGACGGAGCGGGAACGCCTGTTAGAGAAGATACGCAAGGTTCAAGCCCTTGCAAACCGCGGCGCAGACGGCGAAAAGCAGTCAGCCGCCGCCCTGCTTGATAGGCTGATGACGCAATACGGCATCGACGAAGCCGAAATAGCGGAAGAGCGTTTGGAAAAGTGCTTCTTCCGTTACAAGACCCCGTATGAAAGAAAACTGCTGGTTCAGGTGATTTATACCGTGACCGGGAAAATCCCCTTTAAGTGCGTCGGGTCCTATTCAGGCCGCGCACGAAAGCAAGTCGGAATTGACTGCACCGCGGCGGAACGGCTGGAAATCGAATTCAGCTATGAGTTTTATAAAGCCGCGCTGGAAGAGGAAATGGAACGGTTCTATTCGGCGTTCCTGATGAAGAACGACATCTTCCCGCCTGCTTCCAAAAAGGCCGAAGAAATCCCGGCGGCGGAAATCAGCAGAAGCGAAGCCCTTAAACTTCAAGCGCTTATGGCGGGCATGGGCGACCACACGCGCCGCCCTGTATTGGGAAGCGGGGTGGAACCGTGATAGACAACCAACGCGCCGCCATGCGGTATCAAAACAAGGTCAACAACGCACAGGGCCACTTTTTCGAGAGTGCCATAAAAGCCGCCTGCGCCCTCTATTCTGACCGGGAGCGGGCCGACGTAGACAAAACCCCTGAACCGTTCCGCGTTCTGGAAAAGAGCCGCGACGGAAAGTTCAAGGGCCGCTTTACCGCCCGCGCACAGCCGGACTTTCAAGGAACGCTTGACGGCGGGCGCTCCATAGTCTTTGAAGCGAAGTACACAACGACAGATCGTTTGAAGTGGGACGTTCTGACACAGGAACAGCGGGACACGCTGGAACGCCACGCCCGGCGGGGTGCGCTTGCCGCAGTCTGCGGCGGAATTGGAAACGAATTCTTCTTTGTTCCGTGGGCGGTGTGGCGGGACATGAAAGAGCATTTCGGAAGAAAGTACGTTACCGCGGCGGACCTCGAACAATGGCGGGTCCGCTTCAATGGGGCGGTGCTATTCCTCGATTACGTCCACCACGAAAGGAGCGGGACACCATGAAAAAACAGCACACACAGAAAATGACGGTCCGCGTCACGGCACAGACGGCCTACAACCTCGAACGTCTTATGCTTATGAGCGGGCAGAAAACGCCGGGCCGCGTCGTCGATAAGCTGGTTCGTGAAAAAATGCTTGCCCTGCGGGGCCGAAACATCGAAACGGAGGAAACGAAATGAAGTATGACTGCATGAAGCCTGAATGGGCCGACAAGGAGCCTTGCCCGCTCGACACGGGCGAACTGGAAAACTGCGCCGAATGTGTGTGGGCGCGTGAGCGGGAAACGGAGGACTGACAATGCGTGCCGGAATTCTGCTGATCGTTCTTTATTGGGCGCTGTTCACCATTCGAGCGGGTTTGCAACCGAAAGTGGCGGCGGAGGTCAAAGCGGCGACCTATGACATGAAACGGGCATCGGGTCTTGAAAAGCTGGAACACACCCGCCGCCTGCAATGCTGGACCGTGGCAAAGTGGGCCTTGCGTGTCTGCGGCTGGGCTGAAAACGTCCTGTTGGGCGTGGTTATCCTGTGGCTTGTCTTCCTGCTGGGCGCAGTCCTGACAGGAACCGTCATTGTATTTGGCTACCCGGTGTAAAGGAGCGTTATCTATGAAGCTGACGAAGTGTGAGCAATGCGGCGGACCGACGGCGGAGGGCCTGCCCCTCTGCCCTGACTGCATGAGAGCAACGGGCGCGGCGGCGGACCAAATCGCCGCGGCGGAGGAACTGCGGGACATTGCACGGGTCCTGTCCATCACGGCGAACACGGACGCAAACATTCGTGAAGCAATCGTCGGAATTTTGAATATCGCCGAAAGGCTGGAAAGAGGGAAATAAAATGGAACTTCTGCAATTCGTGTTTTCAAGTTTTTGGGTTTGGCTGGGCTGTGTGGTCCTGATTGTCGCGGCGGGTGAAGCTGTGGCGACCGCGGCGGCGGGGTTCCGTCAGAAGCGTAAAGTTTCCGTATACCACGTCGGCGACGTGACGCGGGTTGAAGTGGAGAACGCGGGCCGCGCCGACATTCCGGCGGCGGTAAAGGCGTTGAACGAGCAGGCGGCGGAGGTAGACGAATGAAGCTGAAAAAGGTTCTTTCTATCTGCAAGACGAACGGGCTTTATTACCTGTATGACCGCATCGACAGATCGGGAGAAATCACACAATGGTTGGGCGACGGCTACGCCATCTATCCTCTGGACGGCCTGCCTATTCTGGACGAAGAAAGTTTCTGCGCCGTGTTCGATATTACCGGGAAGCAACGCGAAAAAATTCTTTTCCGGCATGAGCGCTTGCCGGAACACCTGAACGTCGAGGACGTGGCGGCGGACGACAAACTGGTTCGGGAGTACGAAACGACCTTTATCAATGGCGGGTTGCGCTTGAAGCCGCTGAAAACGAACAACGGCGTTATGTTCATTCGGAGCCTGTACCTTTCGCCGCTGGAAGACGTTATCGACATGGTGCAATTCTACGAGCGGACCACGCCGCAGGGCGGTTCGTACATCGTCGCAAAGGCCGGGTTCCTGACGGCGGCGGTCATCATGCCTTATGTCATTAGTAAGAAATTCGCCGACGAACTGGAAGAACTGTCCTATCAATGCCGCCACTTCCTGAACACCCGGAGCGCATTCACTACCCCGGCGGCGGAGGACGAAGAAAAGCCGGACGAAAACCAGACGACCGCATTTGACGCGGAAACGGCGGAGGACACGGAATGAAAGCCTTTACCGTGTATCAGCCCTACGCACACGCAATCGTAGCAGGGGTAAAGCATTATGAAACCCGACCCCGGCGGACGCATATTCGGGGCCGCGTCGCCGTCCACGCCGGGCGGCTGGACGAAGTGCAAGCGACAAAGCATCTGACGAACGGTGAGTTTTGGGCCGTACTGGAAGCCGCAGGCGGCGGTGGAAACCTGCCGCGGGGCGCAGTCATCGGAACCGTTGAAATCGTCGATTGCGTGCCTGTGGAAGAACTTGTGGACAGTTTGGATAACCGGGAACGCCTGTTAGGTGATTATTCGCCGGGGCGGTTCGCATGGGTGCTTCAAAACCCGGTTATGTTCAAAACGCCCATTCCCGCCCACGGGAAACAAGGGTGGTGGAATTGGGAGGAACCGACATGAAGTGCCGCGAATGTGAATTTGCATCGGTCCACAAATACCCACGCAACGGAAACGGCAACAGCGCCCACGTCGGGCATTTCGGGCAGGAAGCGTCTTTCTGCAATCACCCACAATGCCCGCCGCCGGGTCCGCTACTGTTCTACGGGAAGACGGCCCCGCGATACTGCCCGTTGAAAAAGAAAGAGAGGAAATAGACATGGGGAAAATCACGATCACAGAGAAGCAGGAAGCAATCATTCGGCGGCTGAATGACCCACTTTATACCGTGGAATTTCTGAAAGAATGGGTCAACCGCAACGACAACGTATTTATCAACGCGCCCGCGGCCCTGCAAGCTATGGGCGCAAGCGGATTCTTTGCCGCCGTTCGCGCAATCGAGCAGGCGAAAGAAAGCGACGGTGAAAATACATGAACTATCGACCGAAAGTTGTTCGTTGCCGCCTGAAAACGGGCGGCAAGAGCATTCCACAAATCCGGGAGGAATGCAGAGGGCAAGGCTTGACCTACCGGGACTTTGAGAATATCCAGAGATCGAACGAAGAGTTCGACGGGCTGGTTGTTCTGCTTTCCCTGTGGGCCTACGACAACCACGCAAGCTATCACCTGCATAATTGGGACCCGGCGGACGACGAAAGAATGATGATGGCGATTTACTACGCCGAACAGGTACACCCGTTCCCGCGCTACAAAAACGACCTTGTGAAATTCAAGGCGGATTGGGCGGCGCAGGCATACGACCCCGGCGGCGCGTCCCTGACGTTCGCCCCGGCGGACGTGGAGGAACTGGAAGTTCTCTGCGAGGAAGCGACGGAGCCGGAACCGCCCGCCCCTCCCGCTCCAAAGCGGAAAAAGCATAAGCGGCGGCGGAAGTAAGACCGGGAGCCGCTGACAAACGAAACGGAGGTAAAAGAAAATGAAACTTGCGGCATTCAATGCGACGTGTCCTTTCGAGATCGGGGACAAAATCGGCATGAGGAAGAAAGCCTGCGCGGTGGGCGGCAGAACGCTTGACGTTATCGTTGAACGGACTATCACCGACATTGTGTGTATGCACTCAGTCAAAGCCGGAACGGTGAAGTTCCTGTACGAACTGGACAACGACGGGCGTTTGGTAGAAATCGTTCGTTGACCCGCTTTCGAGCGGGAGAACCACAAAAGGAGGTTTAGACGGTGAAGACCATATCAATTATCAACCTAAAAGGCGGCGTTGCAAAGACGCTGACCGCTGACAGCATGGCCCACGTCCTCGCAACGTTCCACAACAAGCGTGTTTTGCTTGTGGACAACGACAAGCAGGGCAACACGTCAAAGGCATTCGGGGTCCATTCCTACGATGACAAGAGCATTTCGGACGTGCTGACTGCCCGGCGGCTGGACCCGCGGGAGGTCATCAAGAAGACCCGGTTCCAGAATATCGACGTAATGCCCGCAAATATGACCTTGATTCGGGCGAACATGGAAGTCCTGATGGACAGCACCCGCCCCCAACAAACGCGCCTGCGGTCCGCCCTGAACACGATTGCGGCAGAGAATTTCTATGATTTCTGCATCATCGACAACGCCCCGGACATCAACATTTCGACGATAAACGCCCTTGTCGCGTCCGACGACGTGATTATTCCCATAAAGATTGACAAGTACGCCTTTGACGGGCTGGAAGAACTGAAAGAACAGATCGAGGACACACGGGACGACCTGAACCCGCGCTTGCGCCTTGCTGGGTGCTTGATTACCTGCTTTATCCGCGCCGACGCAGAGAAGCAGGGCGAAGCGTGGTTGCGGTCCCGCCCGGAGTACCCCGTCTTTGACACTCGCATTCGCTATTCGGATAAAGTCACCGAAAGCACCTTTTCGGAAATCCCTATCGTGGAGTATAGCCGACGGAGCGGAACCGCGATGGACTATATCGCGTTTGTACGGGAGTATTTGCGGAGGGGCAAAAAGTGAAAAACTGCAATTATTGTGAACACCTGAACTTGACAGAGGAACAGCAACACAAAGCCGGAACAGACAAGCCGCATATTTGCTTGAAGTACGGGAAACGGGTTTTTCACAGATCGACCGAACGGGGGTATCACGAAATGATTTACCCTTGCCGGGAATGCGAAAATGAAAGTTTGTC